GGTTACACTCGGCTCATCGCACGTTGTTGCAGATGGCGTGCCGGATCAAAGCCCGGTTAGACCAGGGTGAAGAGGTGGGTATCTCNGCGCTGAATCTNCTATCGGCGNTGCTCTCGAANCTCGGCGCGACGCCTGTTGACGAGACGAAGGTAACGCATGACGAAGGCGAGGAAGCGGACGAAGCGGACCGCTTCTTCAACTGATCGCACACGGGCGTACGCGGAGGATGTTGTTGCCGGCAGGATCGTTGCCGGGCCGCACGTAAGGAATGCGTGCCGACGTCACTTGCTGGACCTTGAGAAAGGTCATGAGCGTGGACTGTGGTTTGACGTTGAGGCGGCGCAGTATGCGTTCGACTTCTTCGAGAAAGTTCTAAAGCTGTCTGAGGGGCAGTTTGAGGGGCTGCCGTTTAAGCTTCACCCGTCGCAGGCGTTTATCGTCGGATCTATCTTCGGGTGGAAGCGGGCGGACGGTACAAGGCGTTTTCGGCGCGCGTACATCGAGCAGGGCAAGGGAAACGGCAAGTCGCCGCTTGCTGGCGGAATTGGCTTGTTCGGTCTAATTGCTGACGGCGAGGCGGGCGCGCAGATTTATTCGGCTGCTGCCAAGCGTGACCAGGCGGCGATCCTGTTCGCTGATGCGGTGAAGATGGTGCGGCAGTCGCCGAAACTGGCGAGATACATTGAGTTCTCTGGTGGTGTAGGCCGTGAGTACAACATGGCCTACCACCGAAGAGGTAGCTTTTTTCGTCCAGTGTCTCGAGACACTGGGAAGACGGGCTCCGGTCCGCGCCCGCACTTCGTTCTTGCGGATGAGGTGCACGAGCTGCCCGATCGCAGGATTATCGAGATGCTGGAGCGCGGCTTTAAGTTCCGGCGTCAACCGCTGTTGTTCATGATCACGAACAGCGGGAGTGATCGGAACTCGGTCGCTTGGGAAGAGCACGAACACGCTGTCAAGGTGGCGGCGGGCCATACAGAGGCTGTCAACGATCCCACATTTGTGGGCGAGCCGCTGGATGACACGACGTTTAGCTACGTGTGCGCGCTCGACGAGGGCGACGACCCGCTCACCGATCCGAGCTGCTGGATCAAGGCGAACCCGCTGCTCGGTGTCACGATAACCGAGCAATACCTTTCGGAAGTCGTGGCGCAAGCCAAGGCGATCCCGGGTCAGCTAAACGGCATCCTACGCTTGCATTTCTGTGTCTGGACGGATGCGGAGAAGGCATGGATGACGCGCGCCACGCTTGAGCCGAGGCTGGCGGATTTCGATCCGCTGGAGCATGCCGGCAAGCCGGTGTATCTCGGCTTGGACCTTTCGCAGAACCGCGACATCACGGCACTCGCAGCAGTGGTGCGCACGGGCACGGACGCGAACGGCAAGCCGCTGTATGACGCCTGGGTCGAGGCGTGGACGCCTGGGGACACGATCCATGCGCGCGAGCTCCGGGACAAGCTGCCTTATACCGTGTGGGCTCGGGAGGGTCACTTACACGCGCCGCCCGGCGAGAGCATCAACTACCGTCATGTCGCGCAGACGCTGGCGGAGTACGCGGAACGGTACATTGTCGAACTGGTCGCCTATGACCGGTTTGCGTTCCGGCGATTCGAGGAATACGTAGAGGAACTGGGATTGTCTCTCACGTTCGCCGAACACCCTCAGGGCGGATTGAAGAAGGGCAAGCCGTTAGAGCCTGGGGGCGAGGGCTTGTGGATGCCTGGCTCGGTGCGATTGCTTGAGGATGCGCTGCTCGAGAACCGAATCAGACTCAAGCGTAACCCGGTGTTGGTGTCGGCGATGATGTCCGCCGTGCCGGAACACGATAAATGGGGAAATTACTGGCTCTCCAAGACCCGATCAACGAACAAGATTGATGCGGCGGTGGCGTTGGCGATGGCGATCGGAGCGGCAGAAATCGGCGCTTCGACGGACGTAGATATTGGCGAATTCCTGCGGAGTCCTGTAACTGGATGAAAGCTAAACGACCGGGACGCATCCGGGCCGCAATCTTGAGTTGGCTCGGGGTTCCAGGTAGCTATACCGAGGGCGTCTACGCGGCGAATTCGGATGCGGGCATCATTGTTACGCAGAACAAGATGCTCACCATCTCGGCGGTGTGGGCGTGTGTGCGGCTGATCTCCGAGACGATCGCCACGCTGCCGCTGTCGATGTACGAACGCACCAGTTCTGGCAAGCGGGTCGCCAGAGATCACCCGTTGCACATGATCATTCACGATCAGCCGAACATGGACACGACGGCGGCAGTGCATTGGGAGTCAACCGTTGCGGCGATGCTCTTGCGGGGCAATGCGCGTGCCGAAAAATTGATGATTGGCGATCGGCTGGTTGGTCTGAGGTTCCTGCATCCCGATTGTCTTCGGCGCATCAAGCTCGCGCCGGGGCGGTACGAGTGGCGCTATACGGACGAAGACGGCCGTCACCGAACCATTCCAGACAACCGCATCTGGACGGTTCCGGGATTTTCGCTGGACGGCAAGAATGGTGTATCCGTCATTGAGTACGGCGCGAATGTGTTTGGCGGCGCGCTCGCGGCGGAACACGCAGCCAATAGCACGTTCAAGAATGGATTGCGNCCGACAACGTATTTCAAATACCCCACGGTGCTGCGCAAGGATCAGCGCGACGAGGCACGCCAGGCGATCGAGACACTTTCGGGCGCGGTGAATGCGGGCAAGCCTGTCATTCTCGAAGCTGGGATGGAGGCGGGATCGATCGGTATCAATCCGAGCGATGCGCAGTTGCTCGAATCGCGTGCGTTTTCGGTGGAGGAAGTGTGTCGATGGTTCCGGGTGCCGCCGTTCATGGTGGGTCACTCGGAGAAGTCCACGTCATGGGGAACGGGAATCGAGCAGCAGATGATCGGATTCCTGACGTTCACGCTAGCCCCGTGGCTACGCCGCATCGAGCAGGCTATCAGCAAAGACTTGCTCACCCCAGCTGAGCGGCTGCGATATTACCCGAAGTTCTCCGTCGAGGGCCTGCTGCGCGCCGACAGCCAGGCGCGGGCGCAGTTCTATAGCTCCATGGTCAACAACGGTATCTATACCCGCGACGAGGTGCGCGAGCTGGAAGATCGCGAGCCGATGGGCGGCAATGCAGCGGTGTTGACTGTGCAGACGGCGCTCGCGCCGCTGGACACCATTGGACCGCCTGAACAACAGGCACGAGAGGACTGATCATGACGATAAAGCGACTGCCGGCAGCACCGGAGGCGCGGCAGCGACCGCGTGTGCGCAGCGATATTTCCGAGACGGCGATGGCTCGTTGGAATTCNGGTATCCGGGCCGCCGAAGAGAAAGACCGTTCGATCGGTATCTACGATGTGATCGGGCAGGATTTTTGGACGGGTGAAGGCGTCACCGCGCGGCGTATTGCGGGTGCATTGCGCGCGCTCGGCAAAGGCCCGGTGACTGTCAACATTAATAGTCCCGGCGGCGATCTGTTTGAAGGGTTCGCTATTTACAACCTGCTTCGTGAGCACGACGGCGAAGTCACCGTCAAGGTGCTAGGCCTTGCGGCCTCCGCGGCCTCTGTCGTGGCTATGGCGGGTGACACTGTGCAGATCGCACGCNCAGGATTTCTCATGATTCACAACACCTGGGTCATGGCGATCGGCAACCGCCACGACCTTCGGGAGACGGCGGAATCCCTCGAACCGTTCGATCGCGCAATGGCCGACATCTACTCGGCACGCACGGGCATCGATGTCGCTGAGATCAGCGACATGCTGGACGCTGAGACGTGGATCAATGGTGTAGATGCCGTTGAGCAAGGCTTTGCGGACGAGTTGCTGCCGTCCGATCAGATCGCGGAGAAGGGCGAGAAAGCATCCGCTTATGCGGTGCGTCGCATAGAGGCCGCTCTTCGAGCTTCGGGCATGTCCGCGAGCGCCGCCAAGAAACTCATTTCTGAATTCAAGTCCAGCCGACGTGATGCGTCTGGCGATGGTGCGCGAGACGCCACCAATGACCCGCGTGATGCGGTCGTCGCAAGTCTTGGGGCGCTGCCCCGTATCGAATCCCCTTTTGTTTTCTCGGAGTAAATGAAATGCCAGACATTGAACAGGAATACAAGCAGGTTCAGGCGAACCT